AAAATTGAAAGAGTTGTAGAGTTTGAAGGAGTTAGCACAACTGGGTATTATAGCAAAGGACATCACGATAAGAATGAGTTTATAGAAGCTGTAAAAGGTGATTATGAGTACGAAGGGAATATCAATGATGTTAGACATCTCTATATAAAAGTATCACCTTCTCCAACTGGTGGATTGCTAATTAACTATAGAAAAGAACCTTGTAGGGGTAGTTTTCCAGCAACAGTAATAGAGATCTAAAGGAGGATTAAAATGATAAGCAAAGAGTATGGTAAATATACTTTAGAATGTGATTGTTGTGGTAGATATATATCCAATTTTGACACATTTGAAGATGCTTTATACTATGCAAAAGAAATGGGTTGGAAAAGGAAATTAGAAAAGGGTGAATGGATTAATATATGTGAAGATTGTCAAGATTGATAACTGAATATAACAAGAATTATATTCACTTATAAAACTTTTTCCTATTAATCCGTTTAATCCGATATAGATATGTTATTATGTTAGTAAGTCGAAATGTAAATATGAGAAGGTGATAAGACCTCCTTTAGAGCTCGGGAGGACCCGGGCGTATAAGTCGGTAGAGTAAAATCTATCGGCTTATTTTATTACTTAAAAGCAGGTGATTAACATGACTATAGGAGAATACATAAAGCTAACAGATATAGAAACATATAGAAAGTTAATAAAGCTATGTAAACCTAAGAAGAAAATAGAATTAGGGGACTCAATAGAAAACCTAATGAAATCCAATTCATATAGGAGAGAAGGAAGAAGAATAGTACAAAGGGGTTGGGGATAATATGAAAATCAAGATTAGTGACAGTATAAATGCAGATAGTAGGACAGCTATAAACAAGACTAAAGAAAACTTACTAAAAGACAGCTTAAAACACATATCAGAAGTACAGCAAGTATTCAATTTAGTCGCATACTTAATGATAAAGCAAGGGCAACAACATGATTATACTAAGATAACAGAGTTTAACAAGTTTTACAATGACTACCTTGATAAAACTGATAAAGAATTTATGGATGGCGAATGGTACAGTATACACATAAAAAAGGAAAAACATCACTCAAAAGCCAAGTTACACGAAGACATTACATTAATCCATATCTTTGAAGAAATCATAGATAAAGTAGTGGCAGGGAAGGGAAGAACTGGCAAAATAAATCAAGAATACCTTAACTTGCCAGATGAAACTTTAAGACTAGCTTACAAAAATACAATTAAGCTAATAGATAGCATAACGGATAAATAACTTTTATCCCGACGGTGGAGCAACCTAACAAAATGGCTTAAAATAGCCATTTATATTTTTATGATTTTAAGGTAGGTGGTGATATGGAGGATAGGAGAAAATTAACTGAAAAGCAGAAAAGATTTATAGATTATTATATTGAATTAGGGAATGCAACAGAAGCAGCTAAAAGAGCAGGGTATAGTGAAAGAAGTGCTAAACAAATAGGCAATGAGAACCTTACTAAACTTGACTTTTTTATAAAGGAAAGACTTAAGGAACTAGAAGATAAAAGAATAGCAAAAGCGGACGAAGTTTTAAAACATCTTACTGCAGCCATGAGGGGAGAGATTGATGAAGAAGTTGTAGTAGTAGAGAATACTGGAGATTATGAGAGTAAAGCTAGAATTGTAAAGAAACAAATTTCAGCAAGAGAAAGGATAAAAGCTGCAGAGCTCCTGGGGAAGAGATATACCTTATTTACTGATAAATTAGATGTAAGTGAGCCAATAAGTATCACCATTAAAAGAAAAGGTGATTAGATGGAAGTAGTAAAAGAAGTTAATCCTCATTTTGAGGATTTTATTTTTGACTGGAATCATAGGATATATTTATTAGTCGGTGGTTATGGTTCATCTAAATCCTATCATATAGCATTAAAAATAATACTTAAGTGTCTGGAAGAGAAAAGGAAGGTCCTTGTTATCAGAGAAGTATTTGAAACAATAAGAGAATCAACATATGCTTTATTTGAAGAAATAATAGATGAACTTAATCTAGAAGAATATGTAATACCTACAGTATCACCAATGAGAATTAACTTTCCAAATGGCTCACAAATAATTTTTAAAGGTATGGATAAACCCTGGAAACTAAAATCTATCCATAATGTATCAATAATATGGATAGAGGAAGCATCAGAGCTAAAATATGAAGGGTATAAAGAATTATTAGGTAGAGCAAGGCATCCTACTTTACCAATTCACTTTATACTGTCAACAAACCCAGTAGGAAAAGATAATTGGACCTATAAACACTTCTTTAAAGATGAATTAAATGATATTTTTGTATTAGATGATGAAGAACTCTATAAGAAAAGAATAATAGTAAAAAATAACACCTATTATCATCATAGTTTACCAGATGATAATTTATTTTTGCCTAAAAGTTATATAGAGCAGTTGGAAGAATTAAAAGAATATGATCCTGATTTATATAGAATAGCTAGAAAAGGTAGATTTGGTGTAAATGGTATTAGGGTACTACCGCAGTTTACAGTAGCTCCACATGAGGAAGTAATGGCCAAGGTAGCCAATATACCAAAACGATATTACAGGGTAGGGATGGACTTTGGATTTGTAGAATCTTACAATGCAGTATTAAGAATGGCCATAGATCATGAAAATAAGTACCTTTATATCTATTGGGAGTATTATAAGAATGGAATGACAGATGATAAAACAGCAGAGGAATTAAAAGAGTTTACAGAAACAAAAGAAACTATTATTGCAGATTCAGCAGAGCCAAAGACAATAGCATATTATAATCAACAAGGCTTTAGAATGATAGGGGCAAAGAAAGGTCCAGGTTCTAGGCTACAAAATACAAAGAAAGTAAAGAGATTTAAAAGAATCATTTGTTCAGATAAATGTAAAAACACCATAAGAGAATTGAAAAACCTTACTTATGCAGTTGATAAGCAAGGCAACATTATAGAAGATGAATTTAATATAGATAGTCACTGCCTGGAAAGTATCTGGTATGGATTAGATGGATATGAAGTATCAGATTTGAAAGACAGAAAGAACTACTCAGGAAAAGGAAGAAGGTGATAGGTTGATAAACTACAATGAACTACTTAAAACAGAGCTGCAAGGGATATATGGGGATCAGCTAGCAAAAGTAAATCAAATATTAGAGTGGTATAAAATATATGATGGAAAGCAGGAATGGGACACAATAGAAGGGCTTGATTATATACCAACCAAGAAGATAACCAACATAATTAAAAAGCTCATAGATACACGTGCAAGGTTTATGTTTGGAAGGGAGCCGTATTTTGATGTTAGGCCAGTGCAACCAGATGAAAAGGGCAGCACAACATACCAAGACCAGGCACAAGAAAAAGAAGATCTCCTTTACAACATTTTAACGGAGAACAAGTTCCATAGTAAGCTCCTAAAAGCTAAGAAAGATTGTAGTATTGGTGGTAAGGTCGCTATAAAACTATGGGGGCATAAAGACGTAGGGTTAAAAATAATATTTTCCCCAGCACAAGAATTTTTTCCTCAATTTAATTTAGATGACGTGGATCAGCTCGAAAAGGTGGTCTTTATTTATGCCCTAAATAATGAACAAAATGCAGAAAATCAGAGAATTAAGAAACAAGTATGGGAGCTGGTAAATGGAATATGTATTCTTAATGAAGGTACCTATGATGGTAAAGGGGAAATAGTATCTATTGAATACGAAAATTACAATACGGGCTTAGACTTTATACCAGTAGTAATCATCACTAATGGCGGACTTACTGGAGAAACAGAAGGGGTATCAGATGTAAAAGAGTTATGGGATAATCAAGATGCATATAACAAGCTTACAAGTGATGATATGGATGCTTTAAAATTCCAGATGTTTGGCCAGGACGTAGTTACAGATGCATCTGAAAATAGTTTAAAAAATATAAAGGTTGCTCCTGGGGCAATGATAGATCTTCAAACTGATATAACTCAATCTAATGAAGGTAGACAAGCTAAAATGGATAGGCTTGAAAGTGGATTCTCATATAAAGATAAATTTGAGGATACAGTCAATAGAATTAAAAATGATATGTATGATACTCTAGACGTACCTAATGTATCTTTAGAGCAGTTGAAGGGATTAATGCAATCAGGTAAGAGCATGAAGGCTCTATATTGGGGACTTATGGCTGCATGTGATGAAGATGCAACTGAGTGGGAGCCAGCACTTAAGCAAATGGTTGATTATATATTTAGAATGATAGATGTATATAACTTATATGGTGCCAGAAAGATTGCTAAATATGAAACATCATTAAAAATTCAAAGAACATATCCAATTGCAGAAGATGAAATAGAGCAAAGAAGAATAGATATGGAAGAAGTATTAGCAGAACTAAAGAGTAGAAGAGAATATATTAATAAATGGTCCACAGTAGAAAATGTAGATAATGAAATAGAAACAATACTCCAAGAAAAACAACAATTTTCAGAAGATATATTTACTAGGAGTCTAATAGAGGATGTAGAGTAATGGATTATAGAAAAATAGTATTTGAAACTAGAAGAAAAGCATCTAAATTAACCTTGGACCAACAAAAACAACTACTAAAACTCTATGATGATGCCATTAAAAGCTTGTCTAAGAAGGCTAGGAGGTCGAAATCAAAGAGTTTAACTAATAGGTGGGTATTAGACTATCAAAAGCAATTAAAAGCCGCTAAGAAGGAATTAAGGCAGGAATTAAATAAGATAATAAGAAGCGGCATAAATGAAGGAGCTAAGTTAGGCACAGAACCACAACAACTGATAATGAAAGAAATATTTAGGCTAGCTGGAATAGAAGTAAGAGAAACATTTATAAATATGTTTAGCCAAGTACAAGATAATATAGTCCATGACATTATATCTGGAAACTTATATAAAGACAGTAGAACTCTATCAGCTAGAATATGGAGTTATGGAGAAGGATTTGAAAATGATATTCAATATGTTATTAATCAGGCTATACTGGAAAAGAAATCAGCTATAGAACTAGCTAGAGATTTAGAGAAGTATGTATTAGATCCAGCTAAAAGAGAAACTGATTGGGGAAGTGCTTATCCTAATTTAAGACATAAAAAAGTAGACTACAATGCTATGAGGTTAGCTAGAACATCAATCAACCACAGCTACCAAACAGCTAGTATTCAATCTAGCAATATTAACCCATTTGTAGAAGGAATACAATGGCATTCAGCTATGATACATGGAAGAACTTGTGAACTATGTATGGAAAGACATGGACAGGTATTTCCTGTAGATGATGTTCCTTTGGATCATCCTAATGGGCTATGTACAATGATACCTTATATCCCTAAGGATCTTGACACTGTAGCAGAGGAATTAAGGAACTGGGTAGATGGTGGCAGCAATCCTAAGCTAGATAAATGGTATAAGGAATATGGAGACTATTTTGCTTTTAAAAGGTAGTCTTTTTTACTGCCCTTTTTTAGTATTGTTAGGGCCTAAAGAAACAAGAGTACAAGCAGGAGCCGACCTGCATAAAAGGCTAGTACAAAATAGGAGGAATGGAAATGAGTTTAAAAGAAATATTAGGTGAGGAATTATATAGTCAAGTTACAGATAAGTTAGGAGATAAAAAGATAGCTATAGTAAGTGATGGAAATTGGATTCCTAAGGCAAAATTTGATGATGTAAACACAGAAAAGAACGAATACAAGACTCAAATAGATAATCTTAATCAAGAACTAGGGAAACTCAAAGAAAAGCTTAAAGATAATGATAATGCAAACGAAACTATAGCAGATTTACAAAAGCAAATAGCAGACAAAGAAATCGAACTAGAAAAGACTAGGAAATCTAATGCTATTAAGTTGGAGGTGCTTAAAGCTAATCCTAATGATGTAGCAGATATATTGCCTCACTTAAAAGATGACACAATAACTATAGCAGAAGATGGTACAATAACAGGCTTAAAAGAGCAGTTAGAGGGCCTGAAAGAAAGTAAACCATACCTATTTAAAGAAGTAGAGCCACAAGGTACTGGTGGAAGTCTAGGCAATGGTGGTAGAGGAACAGGAAAGGTTATTACTAAAGAAGAATTTGAAAAAATGAGTTACAGCGAAAAGGTTGAATTGTATAACAAAGACCAAGAGTTATACAGAGAACTTACTAAATAAAAAGGAGAGATAGATTATGACAATTAAGAAAAGTTTTTTACCAAAATTAAATTTACAATTACACGCAGGAGAAACAAAATTAACTAACATGGTAAATCCTGAGGTAATGGCTGACATGATTAGTGCTGAGCTGCCTAACAAACTTAAATTTGCACCATTAGCAACGATTGACAAGACTTTAGAAGGTCAACCAGGAGACACTATTACAATCCCAGCATTTAAGTATATTGGAGATGCAGACGACCTTACTGAGGGCGTGGCTATGGGAACTGTAGTGTTAGAAACTACTACCGATACAGCAACTATCAAAGAAGCCGGCAAGGCGGTAGAAGTTACTGATAAGGCAGTAAACAGTGGATATGGTGACCCAATAGGCGAAGCTAACAATCAAATTATAATGGCAATCAATGCTAAAGCTGATACCGATTGTATTGCAGCATTACAAACAGCTACATTAGTACATGATGGGTCAGCAGCAGTTATCGGTTATGATGCAATAGTTGATGCAGTTGACAAATTTGAAGAGGAAGATGACGAACAAAAGATTTTATTCATTCATCCACTTCAAAAAGGAACTTTAAGAAAAGATGATGACTTCATCGATCATGTTCCAAATGCCTTTATGACAGGTGTAATTGGAGAGATAGCAGGATGTCAAGTTGTAGCAAGTGGTAAAGTTCCTAGAACTCCTACCTACTCTAAGACTACAGATGAGACACTTGATGAAACCAAGACTTACTACACTGTGTCTGAAGGTGTTTATACAGCAGTAGCAGAACCAGCTGTTGCAAACATAGAAAATTACTATGAGGTTACTGGATATACTGTCAATAACTTTATAGTAAAGCCGGGAGCATTAGCTATCTACCTAAAGGCTAAAGCAAATGTTGAAAGTGATAGAGATATACTAAAGAGAACTACTGTTATTGCTGCAAGTGAATATTATGTTGCTGCACTAGCAAATGATTCTAAGGTAGTTCAACTTAAAACTAAACAATAATTGAGGGGCTTAATGCCCTTCTTTTGTTCAGAAGGAAGGTGGTTTTATGCTATTAAGGAGATACCACAAAGTAGAAGAGGTTGAG